GGAATAATTATGTGCATGGGAAGTAATGATACTCCACCACCACCAGCTCCACCACCAGCTCCAAACAGACCACCAGAAGAAATTGAAAATGCTGTAGACTCTACGGCTGAGTCAAGAAAGAAAAAACGTAAAGGCTCAAAACAATTGCGAAGAGGTAAGGCATCTCAAGCCATTACCAACACAGTAGGTGGCTCAGGTTTAACAATTAAATAATAGGATTTAGTCCATGAATACCGATCAAAGTATAGCCCATAAATACGAACAAATGGCAGCAGATCGTGATGTCTTTTTAACTAGAGCTAGGTCAGCAGCAGAGTTGACTATACCCACCTTAATGCCCAAAGAAGGGCATAACTCCCACACTCAATATGATACTCCATTTCAAGCTGTAGGAGCAAGAGGTGTTAATAATCTAGCATCAAAATTATTGATGACTTTGTTACCCCCAAACAGTCCATTCTTTCGTTTAACTATAGATGATTACGATTTAGTAGAACTAGGTGGTAATGCAAGAGGACAAGCA